ATACGGTACGGAGTGCATGATCACTCCTTGGGCAATGTTCGGCGGGGTCTTGTAGAGAGAGTCTACATGGTGGAGAAACAGGGCAACTTACATGCCACTCCCAAGCCCACCCCCGGAGCGTTCAACCAGCTGTCCCGGTTTTACCACGCCTTGTCACCATTTCTAGCCAAGACCACCCGCTTGACACCCAAGGAATTCCTTGGGTTTTATACGGGTCGCAAGCTAGAGAGGTATGAGCGCGCGGTAGAGTCGTTAGGAACCTATCCCATTCGGGAGAAGGACGCCTGGTTGACCACGTTCGTTAAGGCAGAAAAATTGAATATTTCTGCAAAACCCGACCCAGCTCCACGTGTCATACAGCCACGTGATCCTCGATATAATGTGGAGTTGGGGCGCTATCTGCGCCATAGTGAGGAGTACTTATTCAAGGCCATCGATAAACTCTTTGGGGGACGTACTATATTTAAGGGCATCAATGTGGACCAAGCTGGTGTTGAGATGAAATCCATCTGGGATTCATTCTCCGATCCTGTCGGGATCGGGATGGATGCCAGTCGCTTTGATCAACACATTAGTAAGGATGCCCTGGAATTTGAGCACAAAATGTGGATTAGTATGTTTCCTGAGAGTGAACGCGTACATCTGCGCAAGCTTCTTGGTTGGCAAATCAACAACCGAGGAATTGCTAGGTGTCCTGATGGGGAGATTAAGTACAAGGTGGAAGGTTGTCGCATGTCTGGTGACATGAATACATCTAGCGGGAATTGTTATATCATGTGCGCTACGGTTTACAACTATTGCAAATTCGTGCGTGGTATTAACAAATTTAGACTAGCTAATAATGGTGATGATTGCATGGTGTTCCTGGAACGAAAGGACGCCGCTAAGTTTCGCGCTGGCTTGATTGAGTACTACACCACACTTGGGTTCACAATGAAGGTTGAACCTACTGTGGATGTGCTTGAGAGAGTCGAGTTTTGTCAGACTAGGCCTATTTGCATCAATGGACAGTACCGGATGGTGAGGAATCTCCACCAATCCTTGTCCAAAGATCTTCATAGTCTTAATGACTTAGCCAGTGACAAAGCACGCGATGCTTGGTTGGACGCTGTTGGGAAGGGGGGACGCATTCTTAACGATGGAGTGCCTGTTATGGGCAAATTCTTCAAATGCATCCCTGATACCAACACCAAGTTGTCATCCAGATCCAATCTCTACACTGCTATCAACGATGAGAAATGCTACAAGTTCAACCGAACTGCTACATTTCTTGACTTGGCACCGGACGCCTATAGCAGATATAGTTTTTGGCTCGCTTTTGGTCTAACCCCTGATGAACAAATTGCCCTGGAATCTGAATTCCGCCCTTTAAAGGTGGATCATATCCTTACGGACATAGAGGAGGATGTAAGTCCTCTTCTATGGTCTGGGGCATGAACTGACCATTCACGACAACCATGGATGCTACGCCACAAGAACCCGAGCCACTACGACGACCTCGACCTGAGAGGCGATCACGTGAGAGAACTGAGGGAGGCTCTTATAAAGACGTTGCTACCAAAGCTGTTTACCAAGAAGGCGACCTGAAGAAGGAGATGGGACCTAGTGTGTCAGTGACGGTGGTTGGGGAAAACGTTGAATTCATTCAACATTTTCACTTCTGATTCGGTTTTAGTCTTTGACATATCCTGACTAGAATCGTGCTGTCATAAAATGTTTTAGTGAATCGGGCTGTCATAAACCTGATAGCACCTTTCACTTCATTTTAGCTGACCCTTCGTTTCGGGTTTGACGAACTTGCATATGAGTTAGTTGGCAATTTTCTTCTTATTTGAAGATGATTCTCGCTAGTTAGTTGGCAATTTTCTTCGCCCCCGGCCCGAACTACACCTGGTTCTCATTGTATAGGTTCTTTTAATGATGTCTGGGAACTTTGTTCACGTCCATCATTCTTATGATCCTATACCATTATTATTCATGTGGATAATAGTCATTCTTCTCATCGCTGTTATTGGAGCATTATCTAGCAACCCTCCTGAAAGAATTAACCAGTCTTTCAAAGAAGACCATTCTAAAATTCAGTACATCACGATTGGCGGCGGACAAACTACTACAAAGCATTCATAATGACACGAGGTGCATCTAAACGGCAGAGGAAACGCCAGAACAATTCGGGAAATGAGTCTATGTATTCTACTACTATCGTTAAAGCCCCTGTGGCAGCGGGTAGTAGTCTACGTAGAACTCGTGTCCCACAAATACGAACAACCTCTGAAGGCACTACTATTAGTAATACGGAGCCGTTAGTCTCCATGGACATGATTACTGGAGGATCTGTCCAGACCAAACGCTTAATATTTCATCCTGCGGCGTTTCCTTGGCTTTCTAGTATCGCAAGTTGCTACTCTCGATTTCGTTGGAAATCATTGGAATTTATCTACATTCCAACATGCCCTACTTCCACTGAAGGTTACCACAATCTTTATCTTGGGTATGATTTCCTTGATCCTGAGCCAACAAGCATGCAGCAAGCTGAAGAGGCGTATCGTAGCGTGTCACATCCTGTATGGTCTGGAGCTGAGGGCGCAACCACGATGCAAAACGGTAGGCACGGTGCTGGAGCTGTTGTATGTAAGGTTGATATCAAACGTATCAACAACTTCTACAGATTCACAACCATTACCGGATTCAACGCTCTCACCTCAATTAATAAGAATATTATGTGTCCTGGGTATTGTCAAAGCACCACCGTTAATGGAGCTGCTTTTGTCAATGTGGGTCGTGTCTATTGTCGGTACACCATTGAGATGGTGGAACCTATATCTACAACCCTCAACCCATAACTAACAGTGATCCCTACTTAGTGGGTGGTAGCTCTCCTCACGAGCACAGCATATGTTTGGAAGGCATATGTTGTAATTTCCACCAGATCTGCTGGTGTAGGTTCCATGTACTGTGTGTGTCGGTAATCTTTCTAATACGCTCTCGACGAATCCTGGGAAACAGGCTTGACGGGCTGGGGTGGTTCCCAGCCGACGCATTGCTTGAGTGTATAGAAAGCTCTTATGTAACACACAGTAAAATCAAGTAGGCCTATGTGAAGACACATAGGGGGCCCTAGCTTGACTTCCCTCCTTACCTATAACCTGC